GGAGAAGGCCAAGCGGAAGGATAAGGCTGCCAGCATCCTCCGCTGTGCTCTCTCGATCTGGGCAGACAAGTTGCTGCAGTACTACGAGCTGCCGGAAGGCTGGGACGTTCTTAATTTTAAGGTCAGCCAGACCAAGATCAAGGGCTGGGCTGCTGCTACAGATGGCAGGTATGAGAAGGCTTTCCAATACTTCGACAGTATCAAGGATTCTGATCCCCAGCTCTACATCGCTTTCAAGCTGATGGCAGAGTATGGCCTGCGTAACAGTGAAGCCGGCAGGGCCAAGCATCATTGGCTGCTGCCTCACGTTTTCTCTGTCTTGGTCAGCAAGGTGGACGGCAAGCCAAGAGATCTACCTTACCAATCCGACAGCGACAGGGAGCTGTTTCTAAGCCACAACAAAGAGGGGGAGCATATCCTAGCCGGTTCTAAGACAGAGCGCACAGACAAGATCTGGAGGCGATTAAACGCAAAGCTGACAGAGCTGGGCTTTACCAACAAAAAGAAGGCTTACGATCTGCGTAAGTACTTCGGCAGTCAGGTAGCTCTTCAGACCAAATCTGTCTGGCTTGCTGCTGAGATGCTAGGCAACACCCCAGAGGTAGCCAAGGCCAACTACGTCAGTATGCTGAAGACTCCTGCCTTCAACATTAGAAAGGGGGCAGCAGCGTGAGCTTACTCAATCAGAAAGCCACTAAGGAGTTTATCCTGATGCTGGCACAGGATAAGGATCCCAGAGTCAAGAAGTGGAGCAGGGTCAGCCCTGACTCCCTTCTGGCTGCTGAGGCTGCATTAAAGAACTGGATCCAACAGCAAACAGATCCGGCCAATATGCCGAGAGTGGGAAGGACGGTGAAGCTGTGAAACTAATCAGCACAATAGCCCTCTGTGGCCTCGTATTTGGCTGGGTAGTGTCTCGACCCTATGCAACTGAAACGGAGGCTGTAGCAAGCTACTACGGGGCTAGATACGCAGGCCGGCCAACAGCATCGCATCACCTGAATTGGAAGTACTCCTACTTCGATCCTGAGCAGCTAACAGCAGCGCACAAGACGCTGCCCTTCGGGACGAAGCTGAAGGTACGACTTGGGCCGAAGTCGGTGATTGTTGTGATCACAGACAGGGGGCCCTTTGTTAAGGGTAGGCATCTGGATCTTTCCAGAAAAGCGTTCAGTAAGCTGGCACACACAGATGCCGGGATCCTGAAGGTTAAGGTGCAGATCTTAAAATAGAGCAATTACTAAAACTAGGGTCGAATTTAGTAAAACCTACCAATAGGAAAATTTAACCCTAAATTTGCACAAACCTCTTAATCGCAAAAAACACCCCTAGTTTTTGCGAAACCCCCAACCCTCCTGTTTTTTTTTGAACGCAGGAGGGTTTTTTTGTGTTTAATTGTTGCACTGCATAAATTGACAGTGTACACAATATTCACCTGCCGGACTGTGTTTGTCCTAGCTAACCCTTTAGAATAAAACCGATGAAACTAATGATTGATGTGGAGCAATCAAATTCTCTCAAGGAAGCAGAGAGAACCACAGGGAAAACAAAAGAAGAGATCTTACAGCTCTGTCTTTCGACGCACCTTCTTAAAGAGCTTGGCAGCAGCCGCCTTGCGACCTTCCTCAGAGCTAATGACTTCGTCGAGGTTGAGTCTGATACAGTTCTCAACTAGATCAGTCTTGGTAGTGCCAAGATAATCAGAGGCTGCCTCAAGCAGCTCATTCAAATCCGCATCAAAGCGGAAGTGTACCAGTTCTTTGTTTTTCTTGGACTTGGCGGGCATAACGGCGGGAGGCTTGCAAAGCGCGTGTACACAGTCAACCTCTTTTTTAGTAGTTATTAAACCGTAATTATTTAAAAAAACCTCTTGCCTAACCTGTAAACACAGTGTACACAGTTTGCACGCCTATCACTGGCGTGATTGATATGAGTTATCAGGAGGTAGAGGAGGAAAAACGGAAGTCAGTTCACTACAGGTTTCCTGTAGATGTCATTAAAAAGTTAAGGGTAATGGCGAAGAACCGACAGATGACAATGACGGGAGTGCTTGTTGAGCTGGTTACTCGCGCAAAGCTATGAACCAGCTCCCTCTAACTAGGACAGTAAGATGCAGGGTCTTTCATAGTTTTCCCCTGCTGGCACAAACGTCTCACTCCTCTACCTCTCACTCTCAAGGAGGTTCACAGTGGTAACTCACATCTCAGTACAGGACGCTGCCAAGAGGCTTTCAGTGTCACCTGACACAATCAGAAGGGCAATCAAGGCCAACACCTTAAAGGCGGTTAAACTCACCCCTCAGATTACAAGAATCAACGTCAAACATTTAGAACAGTGGGCGGCAAATTAAGCAGAGAAAAAGGTAAGAGAGGCGAACGCCAGTGGCGGGACAAGCTTCGGGAATTTGGCTTTGGCAAGAGCTTCAGGAGCCAGCAGTTCAGCGGGAAGAGTCCTGACGGCTCATCTGCCGATGTCCAATGCCCTGAACTGCCGGCTATCCACTGGGAGGTTAAGAATGTGGAGAGGCTGAACATTTGGGACGCAATCAAACAGGCTTTATTTGACAAGGCTGCCGGGAAGATCCCGGTAGTAGCTCACACCAAGAATAATTACGGCTGGCTTTGTACGCTGCCGGCTGAAGACTTTCTCAACATACTACGCAGATCAGATCTGGTGCAGTGTGTTGAAGAACAAGAAAAAAACGATAAATAACAGATATGTTAATAACACAAAAGGAGAAGAAAGAATACGAACTAGCCCCAGAGGGGATGCTTACAGCCGTCTGTGTTGATGTCATCGACATAGGTGAAGCTATGGGAGTGCAGCCTGATGATCTAGGCCGCTACTGTGTACCCAGCAAAAACCCTGCTTGGCAACCTAAGCCAAGGGCCAGATTGGTCTTTGAGCTGGAGACTAAGATGCAGGACGGTAGACCGTTTGTAATATCAGCAGACTTTCCTGCCAGCCTATTCAAGCCAGAACCGGGGCAGACGGGCCAGATTGCCAAGCTGAGGGACAATCTTGATAACTGGGGGGTGGAACTACCCACAGAGGGCAATATCGACCTGAAGGGGCTTTTACTGGGCAAAGGGGCTACCTTACGCATCAAGCACAATCCTGACGATAACGGCAGGATCTGGGCAAACGTCAGCACCATTAACCCAGAGACTAAAGCACTGGAACCTTCCGGCGAGTGGGATCCGACTGCAGCAAGGGATCGGATCAAGGAGAGAGCACTTAAAAACACAGTGCAGGCTGCTACTGATGCAGTAACTGAGGATAACCAACCCTTCTAATCAGTGAGGACACAGATATGTTAATAGTTCAGCCAAAGAAGTTTGAGGCAAAAGGCCAAAGCGGGGGCCACTGGTACACAGCCAGTGGCTCTCCACTACATACCCAGCCAGATGGGAAGAACACCACACTGCGTCACGCTAGGAAGCAGGATCTTTACCCTTCAGTGACCACACTGCTGGGGATCCTAGACAAGCCACAGCTTACCAAGTGGAAATGCGACAAGTGCATCGAGGAAAGTTTCTATAAGAGGCCACTGGAGGATGAGGATCTGCAAGATTACAAGAATCGGATCCACCACAACCTGAAAGGGGAGCAGGGCGAGATCCTAGACTTCGGCACTAGAGTTCACAACCAGATTGAGGATTACAATAACGGCATCTTCAATCACGAAAACGATCCTGACGTTCTCCCTTACGTCCTGAAATACATAGAGTGGAGTAAGGACAGGCTTGTGAAGGTAATGGCGGCTGAGAAGGTGGTAGTGAATCACAGGTACGGATATGCCGGCACAGTGGATCTAGTTGGCCAAACTAAATACAACAAGTTCCCCTCGATGCTGATTGATTTTAAGACGCAGAACGTCAAAGGGAATAAGGCTAAATTTTACGATAATTGGGCCTTGCAGTTGGCAGCTTATCGCAAGTGCTTTAAGCCGATGCCAGCCTGTATGTCTTTGGTAATAAACTCAGCCAAGCCGGAGGCTCCGGTAGAGAAGATCTGGACAAGTGAAGAGCTGAAAGACGCTTGGAGTGTGTTCAAGAAGGCACTGGAGATCTGGCAGCTTCAGAAGAAGTACAAGCCAACTCTGGGAAGGCTGCAGGCTTTGGATCCAAATAACCTACAGGAGGCTACTGGTGAATGATAAGCATAAGACTATCGAAATAACTCCAGACGGCTCAGATCACGCCCCCTACATCAGTAGGGGAGATCTGGGCGAGTTTAAGAGGAAGCTGGAGGCAGTACTGGAGAGGCGAGGATTAAAGCATAAACCAAGGTTACAATATGGCAAGCAAGCGAAAGGCAAGTAATGAGAATAATCAGCAGGGATCAACTACCAGAAAACGCAGTTCAGTTCAGCGAACCCTGTCAGGCAGCAAGCGAGAGCTGGATCATCGAGAATATGGTGAAGGATATGAAGGCGGCAGGGAAGACCTACGCAGTGACAAGGGAACAGAGCCGGCTGAAGGGGCAACAGAGGGACTTTCTGATCCTGTGGAAGGTGCTTTGAAGCAAGTGCCTGAGAACCCTCCTCTGCCGCTTTATGAGGCTAACCAGCTAATCACTGCAGCAGAAAACTTCTGGGGCTTGGAGGTTGGCAGCATCAGAGGCAGGAGTAGGAAGTTCCACATTGTTTGGCCAAGGTTCACTGTGTGCTCAATCCTGAGACGTAAAGGCTACACCTACACAGCTATCGGTGAGGTGCTACAGAGGGATCACGGAGCAGCTCACAACGCTGTGAGTCAGTTCAATGCAATCACCAGCTATAACCCAAAGTATCGAGAGCAGGCAGTCCAGTTTGATCGCTATCTCTGGAAAAAGCAGACAGCTAATTCCAGAGAAGGATACCGTTCTGTAGCTGTAAACCGTTAAGAGTGAGAGGTTTAGATGCCTTTTTTTCGTAATATATAACTAATATAACTAATAAAGTAGGTATATGTATATTAATTTAAATAAACCTGTATCTAGTTTTAGTACTAAAACTAATAATAGTACTATTACTAGAATAGATAATAACCTAGTTAAGAATAATAATAATAATACTGATACTGATATTAATAATAATAAGATTACAGAAGTATACAGAGAACTATCTAGGGGAGAAGTATGGGGATTCAAGCAGCAGGTGGAGATGCTGCAGAAGCGGAAGAAGGAACTGGAGGAGGCTGGGGTCTACTGCGTCAGCGGCAGCAACCAGATCCGACAGGAGCACAGGGCTGAGTACCGGGAGCTGCTGGATGCTATCAGCGTCTTGGAGCAGAAGGCTGCCGGTAAGGTTAACCCGAAGCCAATGCGGCAGAAGGCTGCCAGAAAGCCACAGCAGCAGAGGCAGACGCTTACTGACGCTGAGAGGCTGCAGTTTGCCCAGCAGCTTGCTGATCTGAGGAAAAGGCTTTAGAAGCCTCTGTAAGGCATTAGTAGACTGTGAGCACTGTGATGACACTAGAGAGAAATAAAAATGCACTGGAGGGCTATCTATGGCTCAAGAAAAGCATATTGCTAATCAACAACTGATGACAGAACTGCAAGAGGTGGAGAAAAGCCTAGCCAGAGAGCTGGCAGGTAAGGAAGGACAGGCAGCAGAAATAATCAGGAGAGGACTGCTGCAACTGCAGAAGGTGAAGAACGCAGAAGGGGAGATCCTGATGACGATAGGGGAGAAATTATGGCAGTGAAGAAGAAAAAAGCAGCTAAGAAGAAGCTGCCAAGGAGAGTCAAGCAGACAGACAAAGCTGTAGCGCAAATGTCTGAAGGAGAGCGCATTGAGAGAGCGCAGCATCTGGAAACGATTCACCTGCCTAAGTCAGTGATGACACTGGAAAGAGATATCGCCAGAGGTAAGGTGAAGATGGGGAGACCAAGCGATTACACAGCTAGGATAGTGGAGAGCCTGCTGAGGTTTGTAGCTGCTGGATTGCCTCTGGAAAGAGCTGCTGCTGCTGCTGGGATAAGGAAGGAAACACTGCACGATTGGAAGAAAACATTCCCTGACTTTTCTCACTCTCTCGCACACGCAGAGAGCCAATATGCCAATCTTTGCCACATAACTATCAACGAGCAAATCGTTAACGGTGACGGTCACTTGGCCCTGAAAACACTGCAGTCTCGCTTCAGTAAAGACTACAGCACTAGCAAGAAGGTGGAGATGCAAACGATGAGCTTCAGCTCTACGATCTCACCGGATCAACTGCTGGAGATGCAGCAGCAACGTAATGCTTTGGACACAGCGTCTGACTATGAATCGAATGTTATTGATGTGGATACTAAGGATCCTGAGAGGTTGGGGGCCAATCTAGGGGCCAATCCTAGCCAGCCAGAACAGGAGGGGGGCCACCCCACAGGAGGGGAGGGG